GGTCACCCCAGTAATCAAGGTTGGTTCAACTTGGTTCTTTACAGAGGATGACTTTCGCAAGTCAAACATCAAGGGTGCCGTAAAGTACTACAAGGGTCTGGGTACGAGCACATCGGTCGAGGCGAAAGAGTACTTCAAAAAGATTGAGCAGTTGACAGTTGGGTTCAAGTATGATGAAAACTCCGAGACGAGTATGAGTTTGGCCTTTGCCAAGGATCAGTCGGATGACCGGAAGGAGTGGCTTCTGGGTCACATGGCGACTCCGAGTCTTGCAGTTCCATACGGAAAGATCAAGGAGCTTGGTATCACTGACTTTGTCAAGCGCGACTTGGTCAACTTTTCTGCTGAGGATATTCATCGGAGCATCCCACATGTGATGGATGGTCTGAAGCCGAGTCAGCGCAAGGTGATTTACGCCTGCCTCAAGAAGAACCTTGGGACGGACATGAAGGTGGCTCAGTTGTCTGGGTATGTCGCTGAGCAGACCCAGTACCACCATGGTGAGCAGAGCCTACAGGGTACCATCATTGGGCTTGCTCAAAATTTTACAGGCTCAAACAACCTGAATCTGCTCGAGCCATCTGGTCAGTTTGGCACACGTCTGATGGGTGGCAAGGATGCTGCGAGCCCACGTTACATCTTCACTCGGCTCAACTCTCAGACTCGGTCCATCTTTGATGCGCGAGACGATCCTATTTTGGAGTATGCAATTGAGGATGGTGACAAGGTGGAGCCTCTATTTTACGTACCAGTTCTTCCTATGGTTCTGGTGAATGGCGCTGAAGGTATCGGGACTGGGTTTTCGTGCAACATTCCGCCATACAACCCTGTCGACATCAAGGAGAATATCTTGCGGATGATGCGCGGAGAGGCCCCCGTGAGTATGAAGCCATACTGGCGAGGGTTCCGTGGCGAGGTGGAGCGTCTGAATCAGACTACGTGGGTGGCCAAGGCGATCTACACCAAGAGTGGTGATGTCATGCACGTTACAGAGCTTCCACCAGGTGTGTGGACTCAGGATCTCAAGGAAAAGTTGGACAAGCTCGATGTCCGCTACGAGAATCAGTCGAGTGAGAACAAGGTGGATTTCAAGATTTGGGGAGCCAAGGAGACTCAGCTTCCACTCAGCAAGACTTTCCACACGAGCAACATGTACCTGATCCACAATGGAACACCGAAAAAGTATGGCTGTGTGACTGATATTCTAATGGATTACTTTACTATCCGGTACAGCTATCTGAAAAAGCGCAAGTCTCACATCATCCAAGTCCTGACTCAAAAGTTGGCGGTACTGGATGAGCGCAAGCGGTTTGTACAGCTGGTGGTGTCAAGTCAGCTGGTGGTGTTCAAAAAGCCGAAGGCTGTGCTCGAGAATGAGCTAAAGACTCTTGGGTTTACCCAGATTGACCTCTTGCTGAATACCAAAACGTACGAGTACACGCAAGAGTATATTGAAAAGTTGGTCTCGGAGGCTCAGAAGACGCGCACTGAGCTCGCGGTTACAACAACAAAACCCGTGTCCGACATGTGGAAAGAAAATCTGTCTCTGTTTTAGATGAGGGGCACCTCTGGTGAAGGAGCTATTATAGCCCTGAATGCAATCGGGCCTCAAGATGGGCATCTTGACGGCAACACTCGCACATTCTCTGACCAATTCACAAAGCCTTCCAGGGCCTCGATTGGTCAGAGAGTTGTGAATCTGTCTAGTTCAGCGTATATAGGGAACACGGTTCGGGTAGAGCTCCGGCCCAAGGAGACGGGGGACCTAATTGGTAATATGCATCTTAAGTGCAGTCTTCCAGCACTCCCATTGAGCAACATCTATTTCAACCCGTATGGATACACTGATCAGATTGGCCGAGCTATCATAAAAAAGGTGTCTTTGTTCGCAGATGGTCAGCTCATCGAGGAGCTCACTGATGACTGGTATATCATCCGTGATCAGATTTTCCTTGACGCTGACGAGCGACTCTCGATGAATTCATGCATCAATGGTGGGGCAAATCTACTTTCCACGAGTACAACCGTCTCGAGCGTCTGCAACAGCCAGATTGACATGATGATCCCTCTCGATTTCTTCTTTTGCAGGCGTCATTCGCACTTTGAAAAGAATAAGCAGCGTCTGGACAAGCCATTCCTGCCTATGTGCGCCATGTGGAATCAAATTGTATACATTGTCATAGAGTTTAACGAGTGGTCCTGGTTTTGCAACAACCCAACAAAGCTAGACTTGGTGGGTCAACCTCAGCTGATAGTTGAGGAGATTTACCTTTCAGAAGAGGAGAGAGCCTACTTCAAAAGTAGTCCTCATGAATTCAAGGTGAACAAGGTGAAGAAGGAGGCGGTCCTCTCAGTGGCTGACGGAAGTAACAACGCATTCCGAGTTCCTTTGACTGCTGCATTCCCAGTCAGCCTCCTCTTGTGGGCTGTAAAGCGTAAATCGTACGAGACCAACACGAGATTCTATGATGCTCGATACTCTTTTGGATACACAACCGACTTTATCACATCATCTGTGAATTACACCAACTTTAGCGGAATCAGGAGTCAGTACATTGACATTCTGAGTAGTGCACAAATCACTCTGAATAACATCGACATTTTGTCTACATTTGCCACCGGCCTCTATTTCAGCTTCAAAGTTCCTATGGACTCTGGTCTCACCGTACCTATCAAGAATATATACATGTATTCCTTTGGTTTGACTCCAAAGGAGTACACACAGGGTGGGTACATTGATTTTTCAAAACTAAAGTCTAATATTACACGCCTGACCATCAACTTCAACCCAGAGTATGCAGTGGAACTTCAGTCTCAGTACAACATGTTTGTGTACTATTATGGCTACACAACTCTTTCGATTGCGGATGGGTATGCTCGGATCGCTTCTCTTTGATCAAAAAGTGAATCACACCGTTGATGATGCACCAGCGGATGAAATTCAGCTGGGCTACCGTAGTGACAATATCTTGGTTATTAATGTTGAATGTGATGCGCTCCGTCCGGCAAAATGGATCAAACAACTTTTTCGAGTAACCATCGAGACTCGACTTGTACGCGACGTGCACAGTAAACGGACGTCCCGCATGAGTTGTATACGTGAGGTTATGTTTCTTGGAGTAGTTGGTCACAAAATACTCTAGATTTCGCAGAGATATACCGTTCCGGTGGCTGAGTACATCGAGCAAAATCTGACTATGCTTTTCATCTTGGTAAAACTTGGTTATGGCCTGGAGTAGCACATCTGACTTGCTCATCCTAAAATATAAGCGACAAAAATCTCTAAGCTAGAAGTCAACCAACATATTCGTTCTCGGTCGACGGTCACAACCCGGACAACCTTTTACAAAGAGTTGTGAAGGTGGGTGATTGTGTGGATTTAGTAAAGTTGTAGTTGAGACGGTCCGGACTACAGTTGGCTTTTGGCTCTGATGCCTCGAACAATAGCCATTTCTTGAATTCTTGCACGCCTTGTTTCCGCAGCGCTTGTTCTTGGCGGTGAGACCAAGACAGGTCTCGCTCATAGGATTGATTGTTGCGGAATCCTTCATGAGCTGCTTGATCGACACATCATATGTCTGTGAGATGTACTCCAGAACCTTGGTGAGCTTGTCATTCACCCGACGCTCCACCTCTTCCTCAATCATCTGGGCTATACGTGCCTCCATATAATCTAAGCGCGGTTCTTCTTTACATAGTTGGAAAAGGTAATGGCTGCAATTGCACCCAGGATCTGGGCCACAACATAGCCGCCAAACTTGCCCAGAGACAGGTCGCCCTTCATGAAAAAGGCGGTGCTGACGGCTGGGTTCAGGTGGCCACCGCTCAGGGGGCCTGCGATGGCAATTGCAGCCAAGAGTGCTGCTGCAATCTGTACTGGCTGACCTGAAATCAGGATCGTGGACAGAAAGAAGAAGGTTGCAAGAAACTCTGCGATGAATGGAACGGAAAGCATTTCTATCTACTGCGAAATTAATACAACACCCCCAACAATAGCTGCAATACCCGCAATGTGCTTGGGTGTCATATTCTCCCGAAGCACTATGAATGACAGAAGAGCAACAAAGATGGGCATGGTTGAAGTCAGAGCCGTCACAATTGAAACACCATTCGCCTTGACAAGTCTGAAGTACAGGACATTGGCGATAAAGTTCAGTATGACTGCAGCCATCATCAGCAAAATAGCCGAAGGTATGATGTTCTTGATCTCCTTGCTAATGAGCTCTTTGTGATGTCCCATGTACAACAGCATAACTGTAAAGTACATTACGGCGAATATAGCCATTGCGGTGGGGTAACTCATGTTGTTCATAGCATGTTTCTGGGCGACTGAATTTATAGCCCAAATAAATGCTATGAGGAGCGATGTCAATACAAGTGTGCTGTGCATCTATTACATGTCTTGAAAAATATTCATCTCACCGATGAGTGGTTCCAGAAGATCGGTGATGGGGTTCTTGAGTTGGTTGGAAAAGTAGTAGTTGTAATCTAGCTTGATTCCGTGCTCGCGGACCCATGCTGGATCCTCGGACTTTTCATAAAGCTTCGCCTTTTTTGGTCCTTCGACAATTACATACTGGACCCGATCACCCTGCTGCGGCTCAGATCCTGGTGCTCTCTGACGAATCTTGTCGCGAACAGTCAAATGTGTATGGTTATTACTCTTGTAATCTGAGCCGAGTTGCTTACTCAATGTGAGCTTCTCCATCGGGACGCGGCCGGCCAAGAGCTCCTTTGCCGCCGCCTTCGCCTCTCGAATCGCCGGGGCAGGGTCACTACCTTCGAGGATATGACCTAGAACAGCCGTGCAGACTTCGCGCACATACAAGCAGTTGTCGCGACGAACAACCTGTAGACCCTTGACGTCAATCTTTTTGAATGCGATGTTACCCTGCTTGTCCTTCTCGTACATCTTGGCGGCGTAGCGCTTCTTCGAGTACAGAAAGTAAGGGCAGTACACCTTTTCGAGCTCGAGATCGTTCGGAGCCTTGAAGAGTTTGGTACACGCCTCAGCCGCCTGTTCACCTTGAACCCACGAGTAGTCGATCGCCTCCTGACCCTTGCGGTCACCGACATCAAACTCAACCATCACAGAGTCAGTGTCACCGTAGCGCACCTTGGCCCCAGGAAAGTTCGCCTCGACATAGTCCCTCGTCTCTTCAATCATCTGGCGGCCTCGCATAGTCACAGTAGAAGCGATGGCAACCAAGGGAAGTATACCACCCCCAACAGCCCCAGTAAAGCCATAGACTGAATTCATCGAAATCTTGTACGCGAGCTGCTTGCCATTGTAGACCGCTTCCATAGGTGTTCCTTCCGCAGCCGCCATATCCTTCTTCGCCTTTTTGCGAAACTCCTTGAGCTCAGTCAGAATGGCTGGAAGCAGAGACTGAGTACCCTGTGCAAACTTGTATGGCCCATACTGCTCGTACTGGACGTCAGGAAGGTTGTCATACTTGGGGTCCATCACCAGACTCGAGTAGCAGAGATTGTGGGCGCACATGATGCTGGGGTACAGACTCGCGAAATCGAGTGCTGTGATTGGTCCGTAGTACGCGCCAGTCTGAGCATCTAGCACAGTCGCACCCTGATACTTTTCTTCATCCGCCGGATCCTTCTCGCGCTTGTATGGAATTGTCGGAACCATGAAACCGAGCTCGCGCGCCTTGCGAGTCATCTGCGAAAACACCTTGATTTGCTGACCACGCTCGCTCAGAAAGCTCAGAGGTACCCAAGTCGCCTTTGCCATCTCAATCAAATTCTGAATGGTGCAAAGCTTGGTCATCAGATCGTGTGGAAGCTCTGTATCCTTGATACAATAGTCAGCCACCTCACCGAGCAGATGAGCGTCTCCATCCGCATATCGCTTGAAAATCTCCTTGACAGGCATGTCATTCTTCTGATCCTTCAGAAAGTGCTTCGATACGTTGTTCAGGGAGTAGCTCTCGAGCTTGTGCTCGCGCTTCACATCCTGGAACAGGTCAAACACATACCGGCCACACATTGGCACCATCTTGAGCATGTTGTTACCGAGTGCATTGCTCGCCAGATTCTTGATGACGAGATCCACCGTCCGCTCCTTTTGGCGCCCCCATACATACGCATCTGGTGTGCACCCTGAAATTCCAAGACGCTTGTAGAGATACTCGAGGTCAAACCCAAATAAGTTCCACCCGGTGATGATGTCAGGGTCAATTTTCTGGAGGTGCTCTTGGAAAGCGCACAAGAGATCCTTCTCGGTTGTAAAAGACTTGGCGTTGTACGACATTGTACGTTTGAGACAGAGACAGGTGCGATCGATGTACTCAGACTTACCAAACACCTTGGTTGTCATTCCAATCTGAAACACCACATTGTCCTCCTTTTCTGGGTCTGGGAAGCTTCCATCGGCTGAGAAGCATTCAATGTCGAGAGACATGATCCTCAGAGGAGCAATATCGTCGCGCTCCACGGGCTTGAGCGACTTCCAGTCCTGGCAGTACAGATCGAATGTACAATTGTTGTTGTAGGACCGGATGCACATGGTACCCGTATTGATCCAGCCAGTTGATGAGATGCCTGTGCGGTGCATAAAACGCAAAAGAGGATCGATGTTCGCCTCATAGATGAAGTGCTGGTTCTTCTTGGCTCCAGCATACCGCCGACGGAGGTTTGACTCGGCAAATTTCATATCCTTCAGAGTTTTGAAACCGAGCTTGACAAACTTCACCTTGGTTGAGTTTTGAAACCCCCAAAGATCCTTCGCCTCTACAAACTCCCGAGTCTTTACAGTCTTGTACGTTGCAAAGCTCCCCATGTCTGATGAACGCACAAAGAGATAAGGCTGAAATGCAAACGATAGGGCAACAGAAGCACCTTCTGGTGTTCTTCCGTAAGCAGTGATTGTATACTCGTCTTCGACATCTCGAGCATCCCAGGCTACAACCTGAAATACCACCATTAAAAAGAAAGAGGCTCTTTCTTCTAGATGCTTATTTCACCTGAGGGACTAGCTTCCCTGTGTACATATGTGATTGATGAGAAGGTGACTATCGACCCTGAAGCGACTCGTATCTATATGAATGGTGAGGATCTGAACTGGGAGTTTAACGTTGAGCATCTGGCTGCACACCCTAAAAAGTTTGAGCTCATATGGGCGAATACGGATCGACCATTCACCTGGATTATGTTCAGTGCTCTGCGCCACAACTTGCTGCATGTATACGCAGTCAACTCTGAGGTTACTGATCCAATAGTTACTCGAATCCCTCTTGGCTTCAAGCACCCTGAGATGCTTGCACCTAATGCTCCAGGGGGGCGGAACATACTATGCTATATGAATGTAGGTGGATATATGGATAAGTTTATAGCTCACAAGACTGCTCGAGTTTTGAGGGATGTGTGCCGACAGACGTTCGAAGGTTGTGTTTGGGTGACGAAGGAGAACAACGTCAACCAAAACAAGTTTTATGAACGAATGATGAAGTCCAAATTTGTCCTTTGTCCTATGGGTGTCGGTATGGATACTTGGAGATTCTATGAGGCGGCTTGGTATGGAGCAACACCAATAGTTTTGCATTCAGCTCTGGATGATTTGTACGAAAAGTTTGGGGCGCTCATCGTGAATAAGTGGTCAGACGTTACTAAGGAGCTACTCGAGTTATGTGACCCTCGGCGCCGACCACTCGACAAAAGTGTGTTTAATATTTCCGAGTACATTCCAAATGCTGATATCGTATGATAATTATGTTCGCTTCTCAGACTTGATTATTGATCCATACTACAACCCCGACCTCAAGATTGAGGGGTCGAACATCAAGGCGGTACTGGTGACTGGTGAAAAGCAAATCTTCCAGAAGAATGTCAAGGTTCTGAGGGAGATTCCAGGCAAGCCAGATTTGTTGTACTGTAGAACAGACGAGCCATTTACGCGTCAGATGTTTGAGAGTATCAAGCCCTTTTATTCACATGTCTACGCAGTCAACTGCGAGTTCAAGCACCCCATGATTACACAGATTCCCATCGGTTTCAACACCATCTACCAGTTCCAGACGAATGAAGTGCCCGAGCGCAACATTCTCTGCTACATCAACTTTGATCATGAGCAGTCTCAGTATGTTGCACATGCTCCATACCGGTACGCGCGCGAAGATTGCTTCAACTACTTCAAGGATCTCGATTTTGCATTCAAGGAGGCTGATAAGATTTCATCATACGCCTACTTTCGTCGGCTGACCCAGTCCCACTGTGTAATATGCCCATACGGTTACGGGCTCGACAGCTACCGGGTCTATGAGGCTGCTTGGTGCGGAGCTAGACCAGTTGTGCTTTCATCTGGTCTGGACCCGTTGCACGCCAAGTTTGGCGCAATTATTGTAAATGATTGGTCAGAGGTGACCAAGGAGTTTTTGGAAAAGAAGCTCGCAGACGAGCCTTTCAAGTTTAACCCTGATGTATTTCATCTCGAGCATTTTATACCCCCGTCACCTTGTACGCCACCCCCGTCGACCCAAAGCCAGACTCCCCCCGCTCCGTTGTCAGATCAATCGTCTCAATCTCCCACACCTCAGGAGACTCGTACTTCTCCAGAATCAGCTGAGCAATGCGATAGTTTGGTCGAATCACATACGTCTGACGGGGGTCAGAGTTGTACAGAACAACCTTCAGCTCCCCAGTATAGTCTGGATCAATGACACCTGCCAGAACATCGATGCCGTGCTTTACGGCCAGTCCAGAGCGAGGTGCAATGCGACCATAGGTTCCGGGTGGGAGCTGCACAGTGATTCCAGTTGAAACCACTGCTCGATGGCCGGGTTGGATGACATATCCTTCGGTTGAGTATAGATCGTATCCCGCTGAGCCTGGTGTAGCGCGCTCTGGAAGCTTCGCATGAGGAACCAACTTCTTGACATTGAGGACCATTATATGTTATACGTGGCCTATTTCTTTAGTTGAGATATGGACGTGAAGTTCCAATATGTCCCTTGGCTAGAGCTTTTGTTGACATTTCTGGAAAGACAAAGTGAGCAAAAGGTATAGTTCCACCCCCAGAGACTTTTGCGGTAGTCTTCAATTTCAAAAGCCCCTCAGCTAGCACTTGTGTATAGAATCCTACTATATAATCCATCTTGTCTCCTTTGGTGCCACTTTTGGGCATATGAAGACATGTAATTGGTTCAATCACCATCTTCTTTCGCCTGTTGTTGACTGACGTCGGTGTATACTGCAGATCCTCGTACCACATAACGCATTCGGGAAATCCAGCGTAACCCTGAGTTTTTGTAAAACTGTTGAAATGGACAAATTTGCGAGTGTCACCCATGAGATAAGGCTTGTTAAAATACATTGGAAACTCATCAGCTAATTGAATGTGCTGGAGTGCATCCGCACTAGATAATCCTATCCATCCCTGTACACCCGCAGCTCTGCAGAGGTCCTTATTCAAGGCATCATCAGGACCAGAAAATGCAGTTGGATAGCCAGCTGCATTGCGGTGTGTCACCCACCTCTTTGTTTTGTCATTTGGTTCAAGGAGCAGGAAGAAATTTGTATCATACTTGAGTGCAAACATGCAGAATCTTGAATAGTTGTCACTCAGTCCAGCGACAGCTAAACCTGCAAATGGATAAAAATAGTGAAACTTGGTTTCATTCATATTTGAATTGGGGTCTGGTGGGTGCCCAGTTGCCCTGAAGAGTACAGTACCCATCGGTAGTGTTA